GAGTAAAGTAATTCAATATTTGCTGTCTTTGCTCCTTCTTCAATAACAATGTCTAGTGCTGCTGCTGATGGTGTAAATCCTAAGTCTGTTGCATTCAAATATTCTAGTTGAACTAAGTTATCAATTATTTTTTCTACCTCTTTATTTGATATTTTTAGAGCCTTAGCAATTTCAGTAGTAGGTGTATTTTGTTCCTTGTTCAGTAAATCAATTACTGCCCTTTGGTCTGCTGTTAGTTCATTTGCAAAGTATTCAGCTTTTTTTTGTAGTACAGATTCAAATGTTGCATTTTCAATTTCAGAACTTTTATAAATATTAAACAATGATTTTGACCTGCCTATTTTTTTAAACTCATTAGTTAATTTTAAACTATCAATCTGTTTTAATTTTCTTCCTGCCCATTCAACACCAGCATCACCGCCCCATGCCAACCACATCAACCTTCCGCAACCATCTCCTAATTCTTTATTTGAATTTTCTCTCTGCCTTTCAAATGAGGACATTCTAGCTATTGTATCTCTTGATATTCCTTCTCTGTTAGCTAACTGATTTGCTCTAGCCTTGCCAACTGGTGTACCACATGAACCCCATCCGTATTCCTCTGCATATCTTAACGCTATTTTTGCGTTCTCTGTTGCTTGTTCAGGATAGTCATCATAACTTGCTTCTGCAAATTTATCAGCTTTAGGATGGTCTTTTGGCAGCAAATCGTAATCCGTTGTATATTTTGCATTTTCAGGTCTGCCATTTTTTAACAAATATAAAAAAGCGTTTACCCTTGCAAATGCCCATTGCTCTGCTGATTTCACAAGCGGTGAATGACTTGTATTAAATGCACCTAATCCCCTTTGAAATACTGATTTTAAAGCCCCTAGCGTTGCATTTCCATTTTTTGTATTAGATTCTTTTTCATTAAAATCATCTACTTTATTTTGTAGGGTTTTTTCCTGTTCATTAGTTACTTCTGCTCCTCTTTTGCCACTAGCATCACCCTTAGCACTTCCCTCACCTTTTGGATCTTTATTCGGTGTATCTGATTTCGGTGCTTTATCTGATTTTTTTACACCACCTTTAGATCCTATTTTTGCAAGGTCTTCTAAATGATATAAGTATTCACTATCAGCAGAATGTACAGCACCAGTCATTAATCTGCCATCTTTGTCCTTATGTGTTGCGCCTGTCCATAGTTCCCCATCTTCCGTATAATGATCAACACCAACTGCAAAATTATTAGATAACATCATTAAATCTGTTTGTGTTTTGGTAGTAGTTTTTATAAGACCTCCACCAAGTCCAACAAGATTACGTATTTCCTCCACACTCATTGATTCTAATACCTTATTCGCTACTAATGGGCTTAATGAATTGATAGAATTTATTAATGTTTTAGTTTCGATATTTGTATTTTCTTTATTTAATATTCCTAACTTTTCTTTAACAAAATCAATAGGCATCGCCTGTGCAATTAATGAATCAGGAATACCAAAGCCAATGGCTGTTGTTTGTTCTAAATATAATTTACCCGATATGCCTTTTAATTTATAAAACTTATTAAAAACCTTTGCTAATATCCTTTGTCTTTTGGATACGTAAGTATTTTGGAATAGTTCGTAAGCTTCTGCAATCTCTGTCCTACCGCCTAACTGACCTTCTGTTTTTACTCCAAATAAAATAGGTGAGCAAACTTTATGACCAACAAATATCTCTTGTCTTACATCTTTTTTTAATTCAATGTATCTCTTATCTAAATCGTTCCCACTCAAAGAAACTACATCGCTGCCCCTATCTTTGCCATCTGAAAAATTAACAATGATACCACCTGCCCGATCACTTCCCATGAACTTAGACTTAATCATTCTCTCTATTTCTTTTTTCTTCGGCTCGTCAGGGATACCATTATAAAAGTTCAATATAGTTCCTGCGCTAAATCCAGTCTTTATCTCTGATAGATTATAATTAGAGCATTCCAAGTCGGTTTCCATTGCCTGTGTTGAGCCAATATATTCGGGCATGCTATAAACGTTAGGGTCTTTACCTTTACGTGGTGCTGTTATTTGAAACACAAATATTGATGAGCCTTTTTTTACATTTACATCAAATGGTAAATACTCCTTTAGACCTGTCTTTTCTTCGGTTTGCGCAACTATTGTCCAGTCTTTACTGTAATAGTATTTAGTTTGTGATTCGTTTGTTCTAATCTTATTAAATGGAATATGAAATAAATCAAAATCAGTTCCTAGTTTATTCCAAATTACTTCTAAAGCAAATCCGTTAAATATTTCAAAATCTAAAAACACTGCATCGCTAAGTTCATCAAGTGATTCATAAGGATTAATGGAACTAATAAAATCATTTGCAATAGCTGTATTAGTCATAGTCATTCCAGCTTTATTGACCGCCCAACCATTTCCCAAAATATAATTTACCTTTCCAGTAATGATGGCATTGTTCGTGGAAGACCGCATAAATAGGTCAATCAAATAGTCCGGGTAATCATTGTTTTCGCCCCAGTATATCCAATCTCTTGAACGTACTTGCTTAAATTCAGGAATCTTTTGATTCTCAAATTTAACAAACATCAATCCATGTTCCTTATGTGCTTCCTGATCCATAGCCTTTGTATTTTCTTGTTGTCGGGTTATATACTGTGTATGTTGTATCCGTGCCTATTACTTTTATTTTACCATTTTCAACCATTGAGCCTGTTGCGGATTCTAATAAATTACTCGTAGAAGCTTGTTCAAATATTTGATACTTCCAGTAGCCAGTAGGATTCAAATTGATTACACCACTAGAAGCATTTATAGTTCCGCTTGTTTCAGTAATTAAAAATTTATCATATCTATCTTTATAGCTGCTTAGATTAGCTGATAAAAATAGCACTGATTCCCTCGTTAAATCGTTTGTAAGCTTAAATAAAAATGTCGGTGATGCTATCGTTACCTTTTCAGTTAGCGTTAGTATTAGCGTGTTATTTGAGTTTTTATTTATTACTAGCATCTTAAATTAATATAGCAAAATGTCTAATTTTTTCCTTTTAAAAAAAAAGGCTCAACAAATTAATGTTAAGCCTTCTCCCCCTTAAACTTAAAGTCTTATGCTGTTATCTGCAATGTTGCGTAAATAGCATCACTCACTGTATTTGCTGGTACTGGTTCTTTAGCTGTGAAAGTTAATGTGTAACCATTCATATCGCCCAAAGCCTTACCACTAGTGCCTTCATTACCTGTTAAGTCTGCGCCATTTACTTGCCCCATACAATGATTAATTCCGTTTGCATCTTTTACAATTATAATTAATCTGTTGTAAGCCAATGTTAATAGGTTGTTCCTGTGTGATGCACTCATTTTCTTTATTGTAAAAGTCAATGTCTGCTCTGAATGTGTTGTACCATTTTCAACTGAAACCATTACAGAATCAGTGAATGTAGCATTTTCTTTATCTAATTCGTACTTAAATAATCTCTTACCACTAGAGCAGGTCATCGCAGAAATAACACCACTAGAAGCTGTTATATTAGCTTGTGGAACATTTCCATATTCGCCTATCAATAAGGATAGCCCTAAGCCACCTACTGAATCTCTACAATCTATTGAATCTCCTTGAACTATATTACAAGCCATTGTTTTATTGTATTAAAAGTTTATAAATAAATAGGGGATATTATCCCCTACTTTTACTATGTGTTGCGATACGTAATTACCTCTGTTGTATAGGCAATTTGATAACCTACTTTCCACTTAATTGATGCTTTGATGTTTTGATCGTCATTTGAATACCATACTTTTGCTTCTTCCATGTCGCTTATCAAATCTGTTCCCACAAATAAGTTAGCAGGATAAGTACAAACAATTCTTTGACCATAAGATGCTTTAGAACCACTTATAACATTCAATCCATGAACAGCAACTATTTTCAATCCGCTTCCTGGTAATATAATAGTTCCTGTATTAGCTGCATCTCCTGCTGTGTAATTAAATGCGTTTAAATCTTTTAAAGCAATAATTAAAATTCTAAATGTATCCCATCCGCAGAATGCTACTAACTCTTTTCCTGGTGCATTTAGTAATTCCGCAGGTATTTTTTTGTAAACATCATCGAAAATTGAAACAACATTCGCTGCTGTAAGTGCTGCTGTTGCTGTTGCAAATATTGGTGAACCTGCATCAATTTTTTTCAACCATCCATCAACTTGCTTTAAGTCTTGAACACCTAAAGTTGTATCCCCCTGCCATGTGTACTTCTCAGCACTTGCATTTAAGTTAGCCATTACGTTATCCATAATCAACTGCTCAAATGGCATTGTATCATAGTTAGAACCAGGAACTAATTTAGTTGATGTGTATTTATTCTCCAATGTTTCAGGGCAAAATGTATCATTCCATTTTAAAGGTGATACTTGCAACGTAACATCTGTAAATGTAGATGAACCTGATGCGTTGAATGAACATACCCCACCAACTTGAATCGGAGCAGTGTTTGCGAACAACATCAATTTGTCTGCGTTCTTAATACCAGCTTGAATGCTAATGCCTGGATATTTTAAAGTTGTTGCGCCTAATATAGCCGCTGTGTAAATCTTGTCTGCGTTCTCACGTACAT